GCGTTATATATATGTAGGGGTAGAAATTCCTACTTAACCAAAAGGAAACTTTAAAATGAAATCAGCAATCGCAATCCTCGCTACCGTGTTCGCAGTATCAGCATTTGCACAAGCACCTGCCAAGAAAGAAGAAGCCAAGCCAGCAGCACCGGCTGCAACAGCAAGTGCTCCAACACCAGCTAAGGCTGAAGTTAAGAAGGAAGAGAAAAAGCCTGCAAAAAGCGAACCTGCTAAGAAAGAGCCAGCTAAAGCAGACGCAAAAGCCGCTAAGTAAACTTGACCTAGAAGATAGCGATCTCATTGTTGATGATGAGATCACATTTGGTCGTAATCTAAAGGCTCGCAATTTTGGTCAGTTAGTAGAAGATGACTTATCAGACTATGTGAAGTTTAGATTATGGCTAGCTAGACAAAGAGCAATGGCAGCATATAGAGAAAAGTGGGCTTGACCCACTTTTTTCTTTTGGTAAAATAAATCAAAAAAATAGCAGATAATCATTGACCTTGCTAAATAAAAAGCGCATAATAATACATGTGCATAAGGCATATAAACATTTTAGGCATAACACAAGGAGGCATTTAAAATGGCATCACTCGCAGAAATCCGTGCTAAACTTCAAGAAGCACAATCAAAGTCCACAGGACAATCCACAGGCGGTGGAGACAACGCAATTTACCCACATTGGAACATGCAAGAAGGCAAGGAAGCGGTCATCCGTTTGCTACCCGATGGCAACTCTGCCAATACATTTTTCTGGGTAGAACGTGCAATGATCAAATTGCCGTTCGCAGGTATCAAAGGTGAAACAGATAGTCGTCCAGTTCAAGTGCAAGTTCCTTGCGTTGAAATGTACAACGATGGTACAGTTTGCCCAATCCTTTCAGAAGTGCGTGGTTGGTTCAAAGATAAATCATTGGAAGAGATGGGTCGTAAGTATTGGAAAAAGCGTTCATACATTTTCCAAGGATTTGTGGTTGAAGATCCTATTAAGGAAGATAAGCAACCTGAGAATCCAATTCGTAGATTTATCATCGGTCCTCAAATCTATCAAATCATCCGTTCAGCATTGATGGATCCAGAGTTGGAAGAACTGCCAACTGACTACCTCAAGGGCGTAGACTTCCGTATTGCCAAGACATCTAAAGGTGGCTTTGCTGACTACTCTACATCAAAATGGAGCCGTCGTGAACGTTCTTTAACGGAAGTTGAAGCAGCAGCCATTGAAGCTCACGGCTTATTTAATTTAAGCGACTTCTTGCCCAAGAAGCCTACCGATGTTGAGCTCAAGGTCATGAAAGAAATGTTTGAAGCGTCGGTAGACGGTGAAGCATATGACATGGATCGTTGGGGTCAATACTTCAAGCCAGCAGGTATGGGACAGGCCACGGGCGATCCTAATAAAGCTGCCGCACCACGTGCCGCAGTGACCGCTCCTGCAGCCGAAGACGCTCCTTTTGATGCTGATGAACCAGCTGTCAAAGCCAGTGCTCCGGCAGCTCAACCAGCTAGCGATGGTGCTAGTCGTGCGCAAGACATTCTTGCCATGATTCGCAATCGTCAGAAGTAAATTGCTAGTCAAGAGTACGAGCGTGAGCTCGTACTCTCTTTCATTTCAGGAGAATAATAATGGCAAAAATATTAAAAGTAAATGAGAACTTTTCTCTAAGTTATAATAGTCGCGAAGATCAATCTGGCGACACTGTGGCGGATATTGATATTAGATTCGATAATCCTAAGGATGATTCTGTTATAATTAAAAGACTAAACACTTGGCTACAAGCAATTGGTCGAGAAGACATTGTTGTAAGCCCAAAGAAATTACCAAAGGGTGAACTATAATGGCAAAAGCATTTGATATCAGTAAATTTAGAAAGTCAATTACCAAGTCTATCGACGGACTGAGTATTGGTTTTAATGACCCAACTGACTGGGTTAGCACAAACAACTACGCATTAAACTATTTGATCAGCGGATATTTCGATCGTGGTATTCCGTTAGGTAAGGTAACAGTATTTGCTGGTGAATCTGGTGCAGGTAAGAGTTTTATCTGTTCAGGTAACCTAGTCAAGAATGCACAAGCACAGGGCATTTATCCTATCTTGATTGATACAGAAAATGCACTTGACGAAAAGTGGCTACACGCTCTCGGTGTTGACACAAGTCCAGATAAGTTGTTGAAACTTAATATGGCCATGATCGATGATGTGGCAAAGACCATTACAGAATTTATTGCAGAATACAAAACAATGGATGAAGCAGATCGACCTAAGATATTGTTCATCATAGATTCATTGGGCATGTTGTTGACTCCTACTGATGTTAATCAATTTCAAGCAGGTGATATGAAAGGTGACATGGGTCGCAAGCCTAAGGCGCTAACCGCACTTGTTCGTAACTGTGTCAATATGTTCGGTAGCTACAATATTGGCATGGTATGTACTAATCACACCTACGCCAGTCAAGACATGTTTGATCCAGATGACAAGATTTCGGGCGGTCAAGGTTTCATCTACGCCAGCTCTATCGTTGTTGCTATGCGTAAATTAAAATTAAAACTTGATGCAGATGGTAATAAGACTACAACTGTACAAGGTATTCGTGCAGCCTGTAAGATTATGAAAACTCGTTATGCAAAACCGTTTGAAAGTGTACAGGTTGAGATTCCTTATGAAACAGGTATGAGTCCATATAGTGGATTGGTCGATCTGTTCGAAGCAAAAGGCATGCTCAAGAAAGAAGGAAACAGTCTTGTATACACTACCAAAGATGGTGAGATTATCAAGCAGTTCCGCAAGGCCTGGGAACGCAACGAGAAAGACGGACTAGACATTGCAATGGCTGACATTTCAAAACACGGTGAAATTTCCACTTCTGAGATAACTACTACAGTTGAATCAGACTTGGAGGTCACCGAATGAAAGACGACTTGATTGCAGATATCTGGACATTGGTCATTGAGCATATTCCAGAAAAGCATAGAAAAGATCTAGCTGCCGATTTTGTTAACACACTATTAGATTACGGTATTAAAGAATCAACACTTGAAAGCCTTCTTGGCGTCGATCCTTACCTAGACACTGCAATAGAATATTCAATCGACGGTGAAGAAATTGTAGACGAGGAAGAAGAATACTACGACGAAGACGAGGAATAAATGAATTGGTATGACAGGGTTAGCAAAGATATAAGCAACATTCCCGATGCTGTGGCCTATTATGAAGCTGAGTTAATCGAAGCAAAACAAGATGTCCGCATAGCGGGAAACATCGAGAAGGCAAGTTCGCAGATGCCCGGCATTGTGGAAGAACGCTTTAATCAACTTCAAGAAATTGAAGGTATCCTTGAGTACTTAAACATTGAACTTCGTAGACTTCGCAGTCAACACTTTCGCAAATATCTCGAAAACTACCAACGTCAACTAAGCTCTAGAGACTGTGAAAAGTTTGTAGAAGGTGAAGCTGACGTGGTAGATTTTGAAAAAATTATCAACGATTTTGCCCTACTTAGAAACAAGTGGTTGGGCATTATTAAAGCACTCGATCAGAAACAATGGCATCTCAGCAACATTGTTAAATTACGAGTGTCGGGATTAGAAGACGCATCATTATGAACATCTTAGTAACTGGCGGCCAAGGACTTATCGGACACAATGTAGTAAGTAAATTAGAAACACAAGGACATAGTGTTGTAGTTGCCGATACTCAAACTAATTATGGAATTATCCCACAGCCAGAACTCGTTTACCTATTATCTGAACGTTCTAAAAAAATAAAATCAAGCGAAGTTTATCTTATAGATATATGCGATCCAATTGGCATGAATCAGTTATTTTCAAAATATAATTTTGATATTGTAATTCATCTTGCTAGTTTTCCAAGACAAAAAGTAGTTAATGCTAACCCAGCACTTGGCTCACGTACTATGAGTGAAGGACTGCTTAATCTATTAGAACTAAGTGTAAAGTATAATGTAAAGAGATTTGTTTACACGAGCTCTAGTATGGTCTACGGTGATTTTACAGATTTTGTTAAAGAAGATGCAGTATGCCGTCCGCAAGGACAATACGGCATTATGAAACTTGCAGGTGAGTGGTTAATTAAAGACTACACACGTAAGTATGGAATAGAACATACAATATTTCGTCCAAGTGCAGTGTATGGCCCGCTTGATGTTGAAGACCGCGTTATTAGCAAATTTTTGTTAACTGCCATGCGAGGAGGCGTTCTCAAAGTAAACGGCGTTAATGAAACTCTAGACTTTACCTATGTGGACGATGCGGCCGACGGAATTGTAGCAGCTTCTCTTGCAAAAAATACTGCAAATAAAACTTACAACATAACCAAAAGTCATAGTAAGACACTGTTGTCTGCTGCTGAATTAGCAGTTAGCCTAGCAGGTAAAGGCACAGTCGAAGTCAAGGAAAAGGATGCGGATTTTCCTAGTCGCGGTGCATTAGACATTACCGCAGCACGTCGAGATTTTGGGTTTGATCCTAAAGTTGATATCGACGAAGGATTTGAAATATATTATCGCTGGATTAAAAATTCAGAATACTGGAAGAAAAATTTATGATTCCAAAAATAATACATCATGTTTGGCCAGGTGATGATCCTTTTAGAGAAAAGTTTCATGCTTGGAGAGAAAGTTGGATGCGACTGCACCCAGACTGGACTTTTTATTTTTGGAGAACTTCTAATCTACCTGAAAATATAAATTCTTTGGCAAAACAAATATTGTTAAATCCATCGTATGCAATCACTCCTAAATCCGATGTACTGAGATTTGAAGTATTACGAATATACGGAGGAATTTATGTCGACACTGATATGGAATGTCTACGTCCGTTTGACGAATTTTTAAATCTTGATATGTTCACTGGATTTGAAGATGATTATAGAAGAGTATGCCCAAGTTTAATAGGCTGTGTTTCGGATCACCATCTGTTAACTGAAATGTCTAACGTTAGTGTTTCTAGAGCAATAAAATATGGACCTGAAGTTTCTAACGAAAGACCTCATGTTATCACTAGCGTAAAACCTTTTACAAAAATAATGCAAAAATACTTTAATGACGAGGATTTTGCACAAAGAAAAGTTGAAGACGAAAAAGTTAAAATATTTTCTAAAGATTATTTTTACCCTGTATATTTTAACGAAAAGCATCGCCTTACCGAAGAAGCTCCAAATTCTTATGCCAAGCACCATTGGACAGGCAACGATCCCGATGGATGGACAAAAAATCCTAAGTTTCTGTAGTCCAGTATGGAAATTTAAAAATTACATCGGATACTGGCTTAGGATATTTGTAATCCACATATTGTGTTTCGCATTTGTGATTAATAGCTAATTTAGTATCTTGTTTTTTAAGTGCATCGAGTACTTCGTTCGGATCTCGATACTGCGATTCTATACAACTTTCAACTTTACTTTTTATTCGATTGTCGTTGCCAATCCATGTCCAGTGCCAGCCTACTATATCGGGATGTCTAACACAATGACTTCTATTTTTTTTCTTGTATTGATCACCCTTGTATAATTCTTGAGGAGTGTTGAACATGCATTTTTTAGCAACAACTGGTCCACTCCATGTCCTGTATAATTTTTGATCAAATTTAAAGATGAACATATCTAACGTGCAATTTACTGGTTTATTTTCTTTTTCTAATAAATCTAAAATAGACTGTATCTTTTCAGGGTCTAATATTTCATCTAGATCTGAGTGAATTACAGTATCGTTTGCATCACATAGGTCAATTCCAGATTGCAAAGATGCTCTACTAAAATTTTCGCATTTCCAATCTTTGTAATCGGCCGGAATATCTAAATTTATTAACTGTATTTTGTTATTGTATTTTTGTTGATATTCGTCTATTCTAGCAGCCAAGTGGTACGGTTTTTCTTTCCCGCTCCATGTCCGATTGCCTTCTAAAATAATCCACTTATCTACATAGTTGTTTGAAATGTCTAATCTGATATCTAACATTTCAAACTCGTCGTTAAACATAAAAGTATCAATAATCATTTTTAAAATTTATAAATTACTTGATGAGCATCATAAATGGGGAATTTATTTTTTTTCTCTAAATATTCTATGATAAGTCTTCCTTTGCCAGTCCGTCTTTTAGAATCTTCAAAGGTTGAATTATCGTCAATAGCAACAATAGCACCTGGCTTTAAAAATCTTTCTATTTCTAAAAACTCATTGAGATGATGGGTGGCGCTACCCAAGTCGTTGTTCCATTTAACGTTCATACTATCTAGATAGAATAAATCAACCAAATTTAAATCTGGTTGATCCCTGAGCCACATAACACTGTCTGCACAATAAGATTGATGATATTTTTTATCTATGTATTGATTGGCTGATTCTACAGCTTCTAAATCAATATCAACCGACCTAACAAATCCACCGTGAAATTTTACAAAATCTGCAAAAATAAAGCCACTGTTCCCATCCTTCCAATTATTTGGTTTTCTTGTTGATCCAGTTTCTATAATTAAGAAATTATTAGGTTTTATCGAAAGAAGTTCTTTAAAAACAATCTCAAATCCGTTGCCTCGGTGATACAATCCTGGCGTTAGTCCTCGTTTAGAAAAGCTAACATTTACGTCTAAATGAGGTTTAAAAATATTTTGATAATGCGAGATCCATGTGTTCATATAGAATATTTAGCATCATTAACTGCTCTGATAAATATTCGATATGAATAAAACGATTTTAATTTCTTCTATCTTCAGAAATTCTGAAAAAAAGTTAAACCGATATCATGAGCAATTAAAAACTTTAGTTTTAGGATTTCCTGATATTAAATTCCTGCTCTCTATTTACGAAAACGATTCGTCAGACCATACTAAAGATATTTTACATTCTTTAGACTGGTCGTTTGTTTCTGAAAAATCTATAATAACAGAAAATATAGGAACTGACTTTTACGGGTCAGTAGTTGACGAGCAACGGGTAAAAAATTTAGCAAGCGCAAGAAATAAAACACTCGATGTTGGAGATTTTTTAAATAAATCCAATTATGTTCTTTCAATAGAATCTGACATACAGTACGATTTAGAATGTGCTCAACGAATTATAAATTTTGAATCTGACTACGGAATTGAAGCCGATATTGTATCAGCTGTTAGTTGCAAACCTAGTAAATATGACAGAAAACGGTTATATGACCTTTGGGGGACTCGAAGAACTCCAGATGAAGAGTGGGGTAGTATTGATAACGGTACAGATTATAAAGAATATTATGCTACCTACAACTGTTTTTGTTTTTACAAATCAGAACCAATAAAAAAGGGAGCAAAATTTGGATGGTATAACAATCGATTAAAAAAGTTTGATTGTGATACAATGGTCATTTGTGAAAATTTTAGAGACATCGGCCATAACAAAATTTATATAAATCACCTTGCCAATTGCTGGCATATTTAACTATGAAAAAATACACCTGGCCCTTAATGAAAGACACAATAACATTTTTAGATAAACTAAAAATGATAAATTTTATTCTTAGATCAAATAAATTTACAAACGGTAATCAAGTCAAACAATTTGAAAAAGAATGGAGTGAATGGTTGAATGTAGACCACAGTCTTTTTGTATCGTCTGGTAGTACTGCCAATTTATTACTACTGTCTGCTGTAAAAGAAAAGTTCGGATTAAAAGATCAAGACAAAATTGTTGTGCCTGCCTGCACTTGGGTCACAAACATATCCCCAGTTATACAATGCGGACTACAACCTATTTTTTGTGATATTAATTTTGAAAACTACAGTTTTGATCTTGACCACCTTAAAAAAATCTCGTTAGAGCATCCAGATATAAAAGGAATATTTGTAACTCACTTGTTGGGGTTTGATGCAAACATAGAAAAAATTAAAGAAATAATTCCCAGTGCGTTGATCTTAGAAGATGTATGCGAATCACACGGTGTTACAGATAGCATTGGGAATAAAAGAGGATCTTCTTCTTTAGGAGCTACATTTAGTTTTTATTTCGGACATCATATGACAACCATAGAAGGCGGCATGGTGTCTACGACTAACGAAGAGCTGCATGAACTAATGAGGCTGAAAAGAAGTCACGGATTAGCTAGAGAAGGTTCTCCTGCGTATTTTGAAAAATATAAAAAAGAATATCCAGATTTGCCTCCAAGTTTTCTTTTTTTAACAGAGGGCTACAATTTTAGAAATCATGAAATTCCAGCAGTATTAGGGCAAAGTCAACTAAAACGACTAACCAATATGGTAGATATTCGAAAAAACAACTTTATAAAATATTTTAATATAATAAAGAATTACGAAGATAAGTTTTACCTTCCGGAATTTAATGATACAAATAGTAGTTTTGCATTCCCGTTTGTGTCCAAATCTAAAAACACACACCTGCATCTTATTGAGGCTTTCACGAAATTCAATATCGAACATCGTCCAATAGTTAGCGGAAATTTACTCGCCCATCCATTTTTAAAAGAATATAAGTTAGAGCCCGGGAGTAAAAATAATGTTAATCTTTTACACAATAATGGAGTGTATATTGGCAATAATCATTTTGTAAATCAACAAGATTTCGATGTATTAACTATAATTTTAGAGAGTATAAAATGAAAACAATAGTAATTGCAACAGGTGGTTTTGACCCTATTCATTCAGGTCATATTAACTATATCAAAGAGGCTAAAAAATTAGGCGATGTTTTAATCATAGGAGCAAACTCCGATGCCTGGTTGCGCCGCAAGAAAGGGCAAGAGTTTATGCCATGGGACGAACGTGCTAGTATTCTAAGTGCTATCAAAGATGTAGATCGTGTTATTAACTTTGACGACGCAGACGGTAGTGCAAAAGACGCTATTAGAAAAGTAAGATCAATATACCCCAACGATAAAATTGTATTCGCCAACGGCGGTGATCGTACTAAAACTAATATTCCTGAAATGGATGTACTAGACGAAATGTTGCATTTAGAATTTGTTTTTGGTGTAGGCGGTGAACACAAAATGAATTCCAGTTCGTGGATATTACAAGAATGGAAAGCGCCTAAGACTGAACGACAGTGGGGCTACTATCGTGTACTGCATGAAGTTCCTGGAATGAAAGTTAAAGAGCTCACTGTGGAGCCCGGAAAGAGCCTAAGTATGCAACGCCACCAACTACGTGCTGAGTATTGGATGGTTAGTGAAGGCCAGTGTATAGTTAACAGCATGATGCCTAACGGGTATCGATTGCTACCTGCAGAATTAATTAAGCACCAAGAATATAAAATTCCGGTTGCCGAGTGGCATCAATTAACAAACCCTTATGATGTACCTTGCAAGATTGTCGAAATACAATACGGGCAAAGCTGTATTGAAGAGGACATTGAAAGAGTATGAACAATTGGATCTTTCTCAGCAAGGGCGGCGAAGACGAATATATCAATTCCTTTGCTATAGGCAGTGGCGGTAGAGTAATCAATTCTGATGATTTTAATTATGACGACAGTGAAGATCCAATTGTTTTACGCGGAATCCTAAAACATAAAATAATGAAACGCTGTTGGTTTGAAGGCAGAGATTTTTATTTTATGGACACCGGATACATGGGCAATCAACGAGGTCCGTTGAATCCCATGGGCTGGAAGTTTTGGCACCGTATTGTAAAAAATGATCTGCAACATGATCAAGTAATTCACCGACCGCCTGATAGATTCAAGAAGCTGGCCATTCCAGTACATCGCTGGAAAAAAGGCGGTAGAAAAATACTTATTGCCAAACCTGATGAAAAACCCATGAAGTTCTACAATCTAGAACTAGAGCAATGGTTAGAAGAAACCATTGCAACTATTAAGCAATATACTGATCGTCCTATTGAAGTTAGAGAACGTGTAAAAAGTCGCACTGATAGAATGATCACTAACTCACTCAAAGAAGCTCTAGACGAAGATGTTCATGCGCTAGTGACATTTAACAGCAACGCTGCCACTGAAGCAGTGTTGTATGGATATCCTGCTTTCACTCTATGCTCAACACACGCAGCTAAATCTGTAACTGAACAAGATCTCAGCAAGATTGAAACACCATATTATCCCGATCTACAACAAGTTGAAGCGTGGGCACATCATTTGGCCTACTGTCAATTTCATGTCAGTGAACTTAAAGACGGCTCAGCCTGGAGAATGTTAAATGAACAATGATTTTTTACCCGTATACATCGGTTATGACAGCAGAGAAGACATAGCGTATCGAGTCTGTGAATATTCCATATATAAAAATTCTTCTACGGCCGAGGTTAAATCTCTTAATCAGTCTAAACTTCGTAGAGATGGTTTATATTCTAGAGATGTTGATCAATTGGGATCAACAGAATTTACTTTTACAAGATTTCTTGTTCCAACACTGACTAATTTCCAAGGATGGGCCTTGTTTTGCGACTGTGATTTTGTATGGGACGGTGATATTCAAGAAGTTTTTAAACAGGCAGATCCAAAATTTGCTGTGATGGTTGTCAAGCACGATCATGTGCCAACCAATACAACAAAAATGGACGGAAAAACACAGACACAATATCCTCGAAAAAATTGGAGTTCGATGATACTTTGGAACTGCGAGCATCCCAGCAACCAGCGGTTGACCATAGATGATGTCAACACCAAAGATGGTGCTTATCTACATAGATTTCAATGGTTGCAAGATAATGAAATTGGAGAACTGCAAACAAAATTTAATTTTCTAGTAGGATGGAACAAGGAATCTGCTACCGGAAAACCGTTGGCCTATCACTGGACCGAAGGTGGTCCTTGGTTTGAAAATTATAGAACCTGCGAATATGCTGATGTTTGGTGGAAGTATCTTATAGACTACGCCAATGAAATAGGCAGAAATAATACGCAGGTATATGCACCTATTACCTGGGTGACTAGTCTATCTAGAGAGTATTATAATTATGCAGCCAATTTAACACTACCGTCGTGGGATAAATTGCCCGGAGATGTAGTTTTTGTTTGGGATGACAAGCCGGTGGATCTAGGTTTTGGCAAAGTCTATAATTTTTGGAAAGATGTAGCAAGTCCAGAAGACCCCTGGATAAAAGAAGGTATGGGCGGTAGCAAAGCTGATAGATTCTGGAAGAAGAGTCGTACACAAGTATGGGCTGCTAGAAAATTTCGAGGGCTGGTGGTGTGGATAGATGCTGATATAATGGTAGAAAAAGAGTTGTCACGAGCCAAGGCCATGGAAATTTTACATCCAGGCAACAATATCTGGGCAACACTAGACACTGGGTCAGATTGGCCGCACAAAGACGATTGCCCCATAGACACCGGTATAGTGGCATTTGATACAAAGAATCCAGAATTTAATAATTTTATTAGAGACTATTCTATGACCTGGTACAACGGCGATATTTTTAAATTGCCGCAGCCATACGATCATCATGCAGCAAATTATGTGAGACGAAAATGGCCCATGTCAACATATTGTCCACACTACAACAATTGGTTAACTATTCCTCAAGGCCATATCAGTAGATTTGCCATGGAAAACAGCAGACTGAAAGATTATTTTACACACTATCTTGGTATAGATAGAAAAGAACTGTTAAACAACAACAGTACCAAGAAAGAAAAGAAAGATAAAGGCACCAAGTGAAATTTGTTTCCTATCTGGCCTGTTTACCGCCTAACAATAAAAATGTAGAGAAAGGCGAGATCCTTGATCGATACGCTATGGGAGTAGCCTACATGGGTGATCAAGTTATAGCCCATACTCAACGAACATTAGTAGACGCAGACGTGGCCATGATGATAGGTTGGGTACATGAAAATTCCAAAGAAAGTTCTCATTTGGATTTTCGCAAGCAGATTATCGATTATCAAAGAGCCAAAGGCAAACGAGTGTTGCTTGCAGACAGCAATTTATTTCTTTATAAAAACACAGCCAACCCATTGCACTACTTGAGATACAGCTATGATGGAATATTTCCCAATACTGGTAATTACTGTGACAAAGAAATTGATCCTGCCCGCTGGAAAAAATTATCTACAGATCTAGGTATCAATCTTAGAGATTATAGATCAAACGGCAATCATATTCTATTATGCCTTCAAAGAAATGGCGGGTGGAGCATGGGTGGCTACGATGTTATTGACTGGACAGCAAAAACAATCAAAGAACTACGCAAACATTCTACGAGAGACATCGTTATTCGTGCGCATCCAGGAGACAAAGGAGCCAAGGGATATCTAAGTCCCAACAACCTCATTAAAAAAATAGGCATGTTGAAAGGAGTGAGATTATCCAGAGATGGACACTCGTTGGAACATGATTTAAAAAATTGTTGGGCAGTGGTCAATCATAATTCCAGTCCTACTGTGGGTGCTGCCATTGAAGGGTTTCCTATTTTTGTTACAGACCCTACAAGAAGTCAATGCGCAGAAATTGCCAACACTGATCTAGCCCAAATCGAAAATCCCAACCTTCCGGACAGACAAACTTGGGCAGAAAGACTGGCCATGTTTCATTGGAACTTTGCCGAAATTGAAAGCGGCGAGTGTTGGGCACATATGAGAAAATACGTATGAACATAGAAATTATAACAAGTTTTAATCAAAGGTATTATGATCTTATAGGTAAAGATTGTGTTGAAACATGGCTCAAATACTGGCCAAAAGAATTGACATTGACATGTTATGTAGAAGAATTTTATTTGCCGGAACATCCTAGATTGAAACAGATATCGTTTGACGATTTTAAATCTGAGTATTATGAATTTCAGACCACTGCTGAGAAACAGGTTAAAAAGTTTGCAAAAAAAGCATTTAGTTTTATCCATGCTATGGAAAACTCAACAGCAGATAGAATTGTTTGGGTAGATGCTGATGTGTTATCAGTGAAAGAGTTGCCAATGGATTTATTATTGGAAGTACTACCCAATGAGGTACTTAGCACTCATATGGGAGTGACATACTTTGCGGCTAAAGATGGAAGTCCCGGTAGGTGGTTCGTTCCAGAGACTGGATTCTTTGCAGTTAATACTCGTCATCCGCAGTTTAAAGAATTTGCCAGTGAATACAAAAGACATTACGTAGAACGCGACAACACCATGTTGAGAAGATTTTATGACAACGATGTCTATGGATATGTTTTTGAGAAATTAAAAGCCCCGGGAAATGATCTTTGCAAAGATTTCACCAAGGGCTATAAGACACCGTTGCGTCATACTGTGCTTGGACCTTACATTGAACACTACAAGGCCAAACATTCTAAACACGAATTTAGCCTGGAGAACTGATCCAGTATTTTTCGTGGCGATTTACAATTAAATCACTCTTTGCGCTCTTACCGTAGTCTTTGCGTTTGCCCTTAAGGTGATCAAGGTATGCACCCCATGCACTATTGATTAAAGGATGGCCTTCACCTTTGAATAAACCTGCACTCCAGTCATACCATTGCCATTCTGGATGACGTTGTTTGACTTCTTTCCTAACAATGTCAAAAACCCAACAGTCGTTCCACTCACTCATGGTAAACAGTCTGCCAGTGTCGTAGGCTTTTTGAAATTCAACAAGAAACTCTTGAGTGTTTTTGTCCTGCAAGTTCATGGAATACAAGCCGCATTCTGTAAACTTTTTCTCTCTACCTAAAAACCCTAGACCAATGTTAGAAGCAGCCATTTTATCTATAAAGTGATGGGGAACAGGTGTATGACACACCATATCAGCATCCATCCAAAATAGTACATCGGCATCACAGTTTGCGGCAGCGTGGCACACTGAATAAATTTTATGGCTAAACCGGATAGCGTCCCAGCGGAATCCCACTCCAGGTGCTTTGCCTTTTCGATCAACAGGTCCAGTGGCTACAAGACCATTGGCCCTGGGGTCATTTTTCCACTTTTCTTTAAATGCTACTAGTGCAGGCACAGTGGCATGTAAATCTCTAACCACTAGATTAGGGGCAGACTCGGTTATTTCACAGTCTTCTGGGTAGACATACAATGTAATATCTGATGGCCATGTTTTTAAAAATGTTTCAATCATTTTTCGGCCATATTTTTCATAACCAGCCTTGTGAAATGTAGTGACTACTGCTTTTTTCATCTTGTTTGTAATGTCCAATCTGCACCTTGGTTGCCACCATATCGTTTAATGTCGGCGTCGACCATCATTTTAACAAGAGCGTCAAAATCAGTCTTACGCTGCCAACCTAGCACTGATTCTGCCTTGGTAGGATTACCACATAGGCTGTGTAATTCAGCAGGACGTACAAATGCTGGATTAGTTTCAATATAATTTTGCCAATTGTCAATGCCAGCATACTTAAATGCACGTTCTAACAAATCGCCAATGGTATATTGCACACCTGTGGCGATCACATAGTCGCCTGGCTCGGGCTGTTGCAACATCAACCACATGGCTTCCACAAAATCTCCGGCAAACCCCCAATCACGTTTGGCATCTAAATTTCCTAAGACAATTTTATCTTGAAGGCCAAGTTTAATACGAGCAACACCGTCTGTGATTTTACGTGTGACAAATTCTTTGCCTCTAATAGGACTTTCATGATTAAACAAAATACCGTTTGATGCATGTAGGCTATAACTTTCACGGAAGTTTACAGTCATCCAGTATGCATACAACTTAGCAACACCGTAAGGACTACGTGGCCAAAACGGAGTTTTTTCGTCTTGTTTTCCACCTGAAATTTCAATACTGTTGCCAAACATTTCACTAGTACTAGCTTGGTAATATTTGGTATCTGGACTATGTTGTTTGACAGCGTTAAGAATATTTAAAACTCCAACAGCATTGACCTCAGTGGTCATTTTATTAAGATCCCAACTGGCTCCGACAAAACTTTGAGCAGCAAGGTTATAAAATTCGTTTGGTCTTAAACTCTTTACCAAATGATTCATACAACCGTCGTCTGTAATATCACCGGTAATTAACTCAATGTCGTTTTCAATTCCTAAGAATTTGATATTATCCAAATTTGGATTTGAATATCGTTTGACCAGTCCGTAGACCTTGTAGTCTTTTTCTAAAAGTAGTTTGGCAAGGTAAGGACCATCTTGTCCTGTCATGCCTGTGACAAATGCAATTTTTTTCATATTTTTCCTAGTTTCGATAAGGTGAATTATTTATGAGATATTTTCAATGCTAGGTTATTTCTTCCACACGTAGTAATTTTTAGCAACTTCTCTAATAGCGTAGTGATCTGATTTCAATAATTTTTGACATTCTTTAGATATCAGTTCAGGTCCTTCAATTATGATCGTGGGCTGTGTTCGGCGCCATATCTGCTGAAGTTCAGGTATAAATTCTTCATGTACAAAATCAATAATTATTAAATCCACATCAGACACCAAATGGATATTATCGAAATTTTCTCTGTATACCACATTTCTTTTTTGAATACGTGGTAGTGTGCCATTGACCACAAATACCGTGTCAAAGGTTTCTAACAGATCCTCTAGATTACCCAACGCCGTGCCTACAGCCAGCACATTTCGTGCTTTACGGTGAGCCTTCTTCATTCGTTTTGAAAATTTTGTCATAGATATTGATTAAATACACATATATTTATTTGACTGATGAGATTCAAAATTCATAAAACCCACGGAGCTCTTAACAGTGCTCCAATATTTGCAGCCTTGGAACAAGGTATCAAAAATACCGGTTTTTCGGTGGTAGATTCGGGTCAAGACGTGGATGTGATTTGGTCAGTGTTATGGCATGGTCGCATGCAGGCCAATCAACTCATCTACAATCAATGCCGAGCAAAAAGAAAACCAGTGATGATCATTGAGGTGGGCAATCTCATCCGAGGCACCACTTGGCGTATCAGTTTAGACCACATCCATGGCCTGGGAATTTTTGGAAATAGTGAAAATCTTGATCAAGCACGACCAAAAATTCTAGGCGTGGATTTGAAACCCGTTGACGATAATAGAAATAATAAAATTTTAATTGCTTGTCAACATGAGCGTAGTCTTCAGTGGGAAGGGCAATCATCCATGGCGGAATGGGTGAAACAAAAAGTGGCAGAAATTAGAAAATTCACTGATAAATCTGTGGTAGTGAGACCGCATCCGCGATCGCCGGTAAGTTTGAATATTCAAGGAGTCACAGTTGAGCAGCCAAAAAAAATTCCAAATAGCTATGATTCATTTGATATCAATTACAAATATCACTGCGTGATAAATCACAACAGCGGTCCTGCTGTGCAAGCGGCGATCAGTGGAATTCCTGTGATCTGCGACCACACAAGTTTGGCATTTGACGTCAGCGATGTCATTGAAAATATCAATAGGCCAATCTTGCCAGACAGAACACAATGGTTTGTGAAACTGTGTCATACCGAATGGACAGTGCAAGAAATATCCACAGGGATTCCAATACAACGCCTTGTTGCCGCATTAAAAAATTATTGAAAAATCATTGACTTTTGTTAAGAAATACAGTATAGTATTAGTATGACAAAATTTTCTTGTGTAGAAGATCTATTAGTTGAATTTTATAATCAGACACTGTTTGATATAACAATCTTGCAAGATCAAGATCGTGCTGCCATACATGGATTCTATAATACACTAGATCTCGGTAATCAATTAACTGCTAATCAAGGTGGTTTTTTACTGAAAATTCTGTCCAAGTACAAAACGTTTGCCAACAGTCTCGGCATAGATTATGGCACGTTGATAGACACACCTATATGGAAAACCACCTTTAGAAAATTAGATCTTACTAGAAAAATATTTGTAGAACAGTCCGAAGAGGGTGAGATCACAGTGTGTTTAAAATTTCCATATGCATTGAAAGAAGCCTTCGAAAAAGAATTTCATACTGAAAATACACCATACAGTTCCAACACCTGGGACAGTGATAGAAAACTGCGTGTGCTAAATGTTTACAAATATAATATCATACAGCTTGAAGAATTTTGCAGAAAGCATGACTTTGAACTTGATGACACTTTTCTCACGTTGGTTGACACAGTGGCAGAGATTTGGGATCAACAGGATCAAATTATCCCCTGTGCATATATCACAGCTGGTGAATTAGTGCTGTGTAATGCCACTGAAGATGCAGAACTATTTTATCAAAAACACAAACAGGATGATATAGACCAAAATATATTCTTGGCCAAAAGCATGGGGTATCCTACTCGATTTGATCGACCAATAGAGACCAAACTTGAGGTTATCTGTTCATCTAAATCAAGATTTTTTTGGATGAAATCTAATAGAGATTTCTTTGACCTTTACAAGCAGGTCGATGGGATTGTCTGTGTGTTAATTGATCGCAATACTCAAGACAGCATTGATTGGTTGCAAAAATTTGTCGAGTCTGCTGATATTGCCGGTATACCAAGATCAGATATCAGGGTGTGTTTTCGAGACCCCACTGAAAAGAAATCTCAGCTAAATGCATGGATCAAAGACAACAATCTTGGTGGTAAAGTTCAAGAAGGTAAAATACTTATATTCTTTCATAAACCCCCTAAGTGGTTGTTTAAAGACAACATTGATGTTAAAATAGTTGTAACAAATAGCTACACACCAATCAACGAACCCACTTCATCTGTGTGGTTAGATACTCATCCTTGTGTGTGTTATTTGAGTGACATAAAACCAACTCCTACAAGGAAACAGAAAATTGTCAGTTTGTAAACTAGTGATTCGAGATGAAGTTAATATCAAGTTGGAAGGACTCAGTGTTGAAACACGGCGTAAAATTGTTAACAAATTGAAATTTGATCTACCATATGCCCGACACATGCCATCATACAAACTGGGTCGATGGGATGGTACAAAAACCTATTTTAGCATCGGTGGTACTGGTTATCTTGCACACCTTGATGTTATATTGCCCATCGTAGAAGAAGCTGGATATGAAATAGATATTGAAGATCAACGACATCACACCAAGATAGAATTTGCTCCTATAACAGAAAACTACTGGGCAGACAAGGGCAAGACATGGCCCAAGGGGCATCCTGAAGCAGGAACTCCTATTGTACTTCGTGATTATCAATACGACGTTGTTAACAAGTTTTTAGAAAACTCACAATCATTACAGGAGGTAGCTACAGGTGCAGGCAAAACAATTACTACAGCGACATTGTCGCATCTTTGTGAGGCGTATGGGCGTACGATGGTTATTGTTCCGAACAAATCTCTTGTTGTACAAACTGAAGAAGACTACAAAAACCTTGGACTAGATGTGGGTGTATACTTCGGCGACAGAAAAGAATTAGGTAAGACGCACACTATCTGCACCTGGCAAAGTCTTAATGTACTCGATAAGAAAAGTTACGATGACGAAGTGTTATCGTTAGCTGAATTTACTGCTGGAGTATCTGCAATTATTATCGATGAAGTTCATCAGGCCAAGGCAGAAGTGTTAACGAAATTGTTGACACAGAACTTTAGCAACTGTGCTATACGATGGGGACTCACGGGAACTATTCCCAAAGAAGCATGGGAATTTCAAGGCATCCTTGCCAGCATCGGACCAGTTATCAATCAGGTATCGGCACATGACCTACAGGAGAAGGGCGTTCTAGCACAATTACAAATTAACATTTTGCAAACCAACGAAGTACAGGAATTTAGAAGTTTTGCAGACGAATATGCATTTTTGGTCACCGACGATTCTAGAATTACTTGGATGGCAAATAAAATACAATCACTAGCTTTAACAGGAAATACTCTAGTGTTAATCAACAGAATTGACACTGGGAATAAATTGATTGAGCGCATACCGGAAGCTGTATTCGTTAGTGGTGGAATGAAGCTAGGCGATAGGAAAGAAGAATATGACGAGATTAAAACAAGTGATGGTAAGATTATTGTGGCGACTTATGGTGTGGCCGCTGTGGGTATTAATATCCCTAGGATTTTTAATTTGGTTCTTGTGGAGCCCGGAAAGAGCTTTGTCCGAGTTATACAAAGTATTGGGCGAGGCATTAGAAAAGCGCAAGACAAAGACCACGTTGAAATCTGGGACATAACTTCACAGTGCAAATATTCCAAACGACATCTCACTGAACGAAAGAAATTTTACAAAGAGGCCAAGTACCCCTTTACAATTACCAAGGTATCCATATGAAAATTTTAACCCTAAACAATAGATCTTTTGATCTAAACGAATTGCCAGATGAGGTAGACGAAGACACTAGATTTTCAGTATTAGATAATTCCAATCCTAACGAACCAGATTTCTTTTTTATGCCGTTGATATTTTTGGAATCATTTAACTCGCCTGCTATATTATTAAGTGTGGGAGGTTATGAAGTACAAATGCCACTAGACTGGTGCATGATCGTTGGAGATCGAGATTGTGGACTAGACCCTGAAGTTTTGCCCCTGACCAGCCTAAATGAACGTGGATTTGATGCATTTATTTTTAATCCCATAAATGGATTTAAATGTGAGTATATGCCCATTGAAATAGTAAATATCTATCAAGACGTGAGATGGTACTTTCCTAAAATGAAAAACGGACAATTACTCACTGTGCCATTGCATGATGGTCCTAGTCCGCCATGTGCATATTTTGTTAAAGAAATCAGTAGACAGAGCGAAATTTTACAATTAGATAAGGTTATTTAAAATGAAAGCAGGAAAAGTTTGGGGACAGACAGAATTATTAGAAGCCAATGGTGTATTGGAATTTCACCGCATTGAAGCCAAAAAAGGCGGCACATGTTCCAAGCATAAACATCAATACAAATGGAATGGCTTCTTTGTAGAAAAAGGTGAAATGATCATTCGTGTTTGGAAAAACAACTATGATCTAGTTGATGAAACACTTTTACGAGCCGGAGAGTATACAAAGGTAGCACCCGGAGAATATCATCAATTTGAAGCAGTAGCTGATTGTGTTGCTTTTGAATTATATTGGGCAGAGTTTGATCACGATGATATAGAGCGTGAAACTGTAGGGTACGCAAAAAATGGGAAATCTTAAACCAGGTGCTACCTATACATACGAACACAAAGATAGCGTTGTATATGCCTCAGAAGCAGGCGACTCGAATAAACAAGTACAAGGGTGGATGTATAATAAAGATAATCCAAACTTTGATCCGCGCACGAGTGATGGAAGACCGTTGCACGATCACATGATGGAAGATCAACTTTGGGGTAAAATTCGGCGGGCTGCCCGGACAAATCCCACTTTACAAGAAGCAATAGAACGTGTTATAATAATATATCACCTAAGCAAAGACAATGGCAAATAAACACATAGACCTCTTTAAAGAAATAATTCCAGCAGTTGATCTTGGAATGAAAGACTTATGGGATGCCGCCACTGATGATGGAAGGAAAGAGATCAAAGGAGATTTCTGGAATCTTAATAGATATATCAGCAGTGTTAAAAGCAGTGATCGGTCGCTTCAAGAGCATTTTGTTTTGACCGTAAATGAATACTACAATAAAAATTGGAATAATATTCAAAAACATCCCAAACTGGTTTGGCAGTCGTTGTGTGCCTGTAGTAGAGGCACAGGTCAAACCTATTTTCATGAATGGATTCCTCTTAAAAAACAAAAAAATAAAAAAGTAGATTTTCTAGCAGAGCTGTTTCCGAACATGAAAATGACAGATGTTGAAACTCTAGCAGCAATAACTACAGACAAAGAAATAAAAGAATATGCTAAGGACCTTGGTTGGGATAAGAAGCAAATTGCAGACATTAAATTATAAGTGCGAATACTGCGGCAAAGAATTTGTCAAAGAAAAAACTTTGGCTGTGCATGTCTGTGAACAGAAACGTAGACACATGAGCAAGAATGAAAGACATGTTCAGGCAGGCCTGTTAACATTCCAACGATTTTATGAACTGGCACAGCGAGGTTCTAGTCCCAAGACCTTTGATGATTTTGCAGGTAGTTCATTCTACAATGCCATGGTAAAGTTTGGTAGTTTTCTTGTAAACACTGCTCCTATCTATCCAGAGAGATTTATTGACTTTGTGGTCAAGAGTGGAGTAAAACTAGATCATTGGTGCAGAGATGAACTTTATGATACCTATATCAGTGAGCTGATAAAAATAGAACCAGCAGACGGTGCAATACAGAGAACCATCAAAACCATGATGGAATGGAGTGATGCTAACTCAGCCCCCTGGGAACACTACTTTCAATACGTTAATCTCAACCGCGCTACGCACGATATCAAGGAAGGATTGATTAGTCCGTGGATGGTGTTAAATAGCAAGTCGGGGAAGGAAATGTTAAAGCGTATGAATGATGAGCAACTAGATATAGTTGGTCCAATTATTGATCCTAACTATTGGTCCAGACGTTTTAAATCTTTACCCGCAGATGTAGAGTTAGTTAAAGACGTCATCAAGGAGGCGAAAATATTATGATTTATAAGAAAAGAAAAGAAGAAGCAAGCGCACCACCTGTAGAAGACGAAGAAGTAGAGTTAGCACACAACGAAGAACATATATCTAGAGACGATATAGACATTGAGATAGTGATTGCGGAAGATTCCGACGATGTATTTGTAAAATTTACGGGGTTCAATGATCGCGAAGATTCTGAAGAGTATGCACAGTTTCTAGCAGATACATTGCCTTTGCTATTGTTTGAAACCACGAGATTGAACTAATGCCGGATATTGACATAGACTTTGTAGACCGCGATCAAGCATTAAAATTGTTTGAACACATCCCTGCCAGTAGACTAGACAATCAACGATTGGTCAAGCATAACACAGGTGTATATCTACACGCTGTTCCTGTAGATGCAGTTAGTGGTCTATGTCAACTTCCCTATGAACAGGCAGAAGAAGAAAAGTATTTTAAAATAGATTTTCTCAATGTTGGAATTTATAAAGGTGTTCGTGATGAAGAACATCTAGTTTATCTAATGAATCAGGAGCCACTATGGGACTTACTTCAACAAGACGAATTTGTAAATCTGTTATTTCATTTGAACGGGCATGGAGATATAATCCGGAAGACCCTACCGACTTCCGTGGAACAATTATCTGCCGTCCTAGCTATGATCCGCCCAGCCAAACGTTATCTGATTGGGAAGCCTTGGACGACGATCATGACGGAAGTATGGACCAAGCCAGAGACTGGTGATTACTACTTTAAGAAGAGTCATGCCACTGCCTATGCTGTTGCTATCGTTGTACAGATGAATTTAATCTGTGAACAGATTAGTTATGGATTCCAATGAACTTTGATGCCTTTAGCAGTGCTCAGATACAGAGCAAGATTTGGCTCGTGGATCGATTAGAGCGTACACTTGAAGAACATAGACCTATTGAGGACGGTTATCGTATATGGATTTTAGCGGGATGGTATGCCTTGGCTAATTTTTTAATCCGTACTAGAAATAAAATACCTGTGCTGGAGGTCCGTAGCTTTGACCAAGATCCCGCATGTGAACCTATAGCAGAGGCCATCAACAATCTATGGGTCTATCGAGCTTGGGAATTCAAGGCACATACCGTTGACATCAATCTGTTGGAATATAAACCAAGACCAGATGTGATTATAAATTCCAGTGTTGAGCACATGACTTCGAGTCAATGGTACGCAAATATCCCAGCGGGCACAGTGGTATGTCTACAGGCCAGCGATATGCTAGATGAGGATCATGTTAATTCTATGTCCAGTATCAAGGACCTAATGCTAAAGTACCCCATGAGCGAACAGCTCTACGATGGCATTAAAAGATTTGAATTTGAAGACAAGGCCTTTAATCGAGTAATGATTATTGGCATCAAGTAGCCCGTCTAACCAATGTGATTGATTTGCGCTTGATACGTTTTACAATGATATTATTAAGGCTGGTACAGGGACCAAATAACACCTTGACATCTTTGGTTGAAAAGTTTTTGATGGTGTATCGGAAAGCATAAATTTCTTTAAGTAAAAATATATTAATAGGAATCTGTCTATTTGATTCCCACCACCAAACTTCTCCTAGTTCTAAGAATTTTGCTTTTTCTTCTTCAGTTTTGATGTGTGCATAGTCATACATGCTGGTGATAGCAGAATCTTGGTTGATTATGATACCCACATATTCCTGATCAACGTGGGTTACAACACTGATAAAAGGAAAGTTTTCTTGTAAGTTATGTGTGATTCTCATAGATAAATAGTGTAAAGGTCCGCTAGTGTATGCAACTTATTTCAGTTTATTTATATCCAAACAAGATAGACGTATTTACAAATACGTTAGCCGCCTGGCAAACAGAGAGGTATCGTAGAGTGTATAATCGCAACTTAAAAATCCATCGAGGTGTCGATAACAGAATAGACCTGCAGGTGCGTAATTCTGACCAGAAGGCCCAAGACATAACAGGATCATATCTAGTTTTCAATCTAGTGAATAGAGAATCTAAAGAACTCATACTGCAAAAGGATTGTGTAATTCAGAGTGCGTCGAGCGGCAAGGCATATGTTATTTTATACAATTCGGAATTGAGAGACATCGAACCTGGCTTTTATCAATACTCTGTAAACACCGAGACACGAACGCTTGATGGTGATGCACATGTGACCACGGCTAAAAACTCCTTGTATATAGATAGTCAGTATGGCGCATTTAGCCCCATAGAAATCACTGGGGATGTATTCGGAGAACCAGTTGATAGTCTAGTAATAAAAGAATTTAAAAATTATCAACCTTACGACCCCGGCACATCATTATACTATATCAGTGGTATTATTGATGCACAACCCCAGTACGGTACTCCGCAGAGTCTGCATACATTCCAAATCAACATGTCCAATTACATTGGCGATATCATCATTCAGGGCAGTCAAAGTGCAGGCGGAAATCCTGAACGCTGGGTTGATCTAGAAACTATAAGTGCCATGCAGGATCCTGTTCTTTATCAAAACATCACTGGCAAATTCAATTGGTTTAGAATCAAATATATTCCGGATTTATCAAACACAGGAAAAGTTGACAGCGTACTATATAGATAGTATACTGTATGTATGACTCTTGTTCTTGATAAGTTTAGAACTCTCCTTCCTTCAAAATTAAAGACCAGTCCCAGCGGCTGGATTAGTTTCAATGCTCCTTGCTGTCAGCATAGAGGTCATGCACACGACACTAGAAAGCGTGGCGGTATTATTATTACAGACAGTGTTGTCTATAATTGTTTCAATTGCAAATATTCTACAGGTTGGAAACCCGGCTCCCCAATCACTGCTAAATTTAAAAGTCTTTGTCAATGGTTAGGCGCCAATGACGACGATATCAAGCAGTTGATATTTGAAGCGATGAAAACCGAATCTACAGAATATCAACCAGAAGCATTTGTAGAAAAACCCACATTCACAGAAAAGCCCTTGCCCGAAGGTGCATTACCTTTAATTGAATGGTTGGATTCTCAATTGACTGATGTTCAAGAACAACAGTTGATCAAGGCGGTAGAATATGTGGTAGGTAGAGGCTACGATCCGTTGAGCGATCACTTCTTCTGGAGTCCAGAAGCAGGCTATGCAGATCGTGTCATCATTGCTTTCAAATATCTTGGAAAAATTGTAGGCAACACAGCACGTAAAGTCACAGACGGAAAGCCCAAGTATTTGTCCGATCAACATCCATTCTTTGTGTTCAACGTTGACGAACAATGTGAGGCACATAGATATCTGTTTGTGGTAGAAGGCCCATTTGACGCTATCAGCGTCGGCGGGGTGGCCTTGCTCACTAATGAAATCTCCGACCAACAGGCTCGGATAATTAACAGTATAGGCAAAGAAGTGATTGTGATCCCAGATCAAGATAAAGCAGGCACGTTTCTAATAGATCAAGCTAAAGAACTAGGTTGGTCAATTGCATTTCCAACTTGGGATGACTCTGTGAAAGATTGTGCAGACGCTGTGAAAAAATATGGCAAACTATTTGTTGTTGTTGATGCTATAAAAACAGCAACGGCAAATCCTGCAAAGATTGAAATTGAAAAAAGAAAGATGCTAAACAAGATAGCAGTATTGGAGAATCAAAATGATTAAAAAAATATTAGATTTTATTTTATATCCGTGGCACAAGTATCAAGAACGCAAGGCATGGAAAAAACGTTTAGAAGAATTGCGTAAACGTGATCCATTTATCTACAAATGATCATGTGGGGGGTAAATGCCCTTAATCATGGAAGTAGTCTTGCTGTATTCAAGGACGGCAGTCTGTGGTCCAATCAAGTGGGTTCTTCGGATGAATTAGACAGCAAAATAATTACCGATGCCCTGCATCTTGGAGCACCAGATCGTATCTTTTGGTACGAACGACCCTGGATAAAGAAAGCAAGACAGGCATACGCAGGACAGTGGCATCGTGCCTTAGATATGAAGGTACTTCCACGTAGATATATGAAAGCGCAACATTATGCTCCGATCACTTATACACCGCATCATGGTAGTCATGCAGCCGCAGGCTACTATACCAGTCCTTTTAATCATTGTGCTATTGTGGTACTCGACGCCATAGGTGAATTTGAATGTGCTACCATATGGGAAGGCCTACACGGAGAAATGCGCAAAGTGTGGAGCAGAAGTTATCCTAATAGTCTAGGGCTATTCTATAGCGCATTTACTAACTTGTTAGGAATGACTCCAATACAAGACGAATATCTATTGCAACAAATGGCTAAGAAGGGCGACCCACATCGTTATAAACATGATGTTCACAAATACATGAGCGGACTATTAATCTCTGGTAAGAACATGCACAAGGGCATCCTCGATTGGCCGCATGACATTGGAAATGAACAAGACCGTTACGATATTGCTGCCGCAGTTCAACGAGTGTTTGAAGATCAAATCCGTATGGTTATGCTAGAAGCTAAGAAATTAGTCAACACTGACTGTCTAGTTTATATGGGCGGTTGTGCTATGAATTCAGATGCTAATAAACGATTTGTGGAACCTGCATTTAAGTACAGGTGGAGTTTACCTAATCCAGGAGATCCATCTAGTTCTATCGGAGCAGTCTTGTATCACACTAAACAACGAGAGTGGAAATACAACTTTGGTGTTGCAAAGCACCTAGCAATTAGTGTATAATAAAATATATGTTTTATTATAATAAGAAATATCAAACAGGTGATCAATGGCTAATTGATACAGAATATACCAAGTATCAAGACCTATTGCCACTGGTTGAATCAAATCCCAATACTGAATACAGCAACGAAACTGTGGCGTTTAATGCTAGACAGTACCCATTGTGGAGTGATCCTGTGGTTGCACAGACAGTGAGACACAAACAATTTCTTGATAACTATGTTCAACACCCCGCTTGGGAAGAAGCAACACATGGTATATTCGAATGGACCAAGCGACGATTAAAAAGAAATAAAATTGACCTAAATTTTGTGCCAACTATTTCATGGAGCATGGAATATGCCGCAGGCGGCTGGCAAAGCATGCATACACACGACAACGATTGTGTTACACAGATATTCTATTTAGATGGAGAAATAAACCAAGACCCAAATGTTAGTGCAAAAGAAAATGCATGGGGGTCTATGTATGCTTTTTTAACTAAAGGCGATAAACCATTATACAAATCATTTAGCAGTTGGGCAGGCCGTTGCATAATACTTCGTGGCGATATTTTCCACGGTGTTTATCCTATAAAAACATTGCCACGCAGAACAATTATTATGGATTATAAAGTGATACGATGATAAAGACCTACGACTACGAAGTACAAAAATTATATCTTGAACTCATGCTGGCAGATGCCGAAGTATTTGTGCGCTGCCAAGGTATATTTGATCATTCATTGTTTGACCGAAAACTACAGGATGCAGCAGAATTTATTCATGAATATGCCAAGGGCTATAATGTACTGCCAGACTATGAAATGGTCAATGCATCGTGCCGCACTGATATGAAACGTCCAGAAGATCTTAAAGAAGGTCACATGGACTGGTTCATGGATGAGTTTGAGAAGTTTACTCAACACAAGGCTCTTGAACGTGCAATTATACAATCAGCTGATCTATTAGAAAAACATGACTATGGTGCAGTGGAAGTATTAATTAAAGAAGCTGTACAGATTGGACTTGCCCGAGATATGGGCACAGACTACTTTGCTGATCCTCGTGGCCGATTGATGGGCATCAAAGACAAGAATGGACAGGTGAGCACAGGTTGGCCCTGTATGGATCGTAAGTTATTTGGTGGATTTAATCGTGGTGAACTAAACATCTTTGCCGGTGGATCCGGCGCAGGTAAAAGTTTGTTCTTGGCTAACTTGGGTGTGAACTGGGCATTGATGGGTCTTAATGTGGTCTATCTAACTCTTGAACTTTCAGAAGCACTGGTCAGTATGCGTATTGATGCAATGATAACAGGAACATCAACTAAAGACATTTTTAAAGATCTAGATGATGTTGAAATGAAAGTTAAAATGATCGGCAAGAAGTCGGGCATGCTACAGATAAAATACATGCCCTCAGGCAAGACTGCCAACGACATTCGTGCATACCTGAAAGAATATGAAATTAAAGTAGGCAAAAAAGTAGACGTACTGTTAGTTGACTACTTAGACTTGTTAATGCCTGTAAGTAAAAAGATCAGCCCGGCTGACTTATTCATCAAAGACAAGTATGTGTCAGAAGAACTTCGTAATCTAGCAGTGGAGAAGAACTGTGTGTTCGTTACTGCGGCACAGTTAAATCGTGGTGCTGTAGAAGAAGTTGAATTTGATCACAGTCACATCTCGGGTGGTTTGAGCAAGATTCAAACGGCAGATAATGTGTTTGGTATCTTTACCAGTCGAGCTATGCGTGAACGTGGTCGCTATCAATTGCAGTTGATGAAGACACGGTCAAGTAGTGGGGTAGGCATGAAGATTGATCTAGAGTTCAATCTAGAAAGTTTAAGAATCAGTGACCTACCCGAGGACGAACAAGAAAATAACGGTGCAACAAGCAGAGGTAGTTCTAGTATAATTGAGTCAATCAAGGCTCGTAGTACTATTCAAGGACGCATCGATGAAGATGGTGTTATACAAGATCCAACTCAAGGTGTTGGTCTAGGCAAGGTTCGTGCCAATGTTGAATCAAGTAAGATGCGTGAGATTTTAAACAAGCAGTTTGGCGATGAAGACTAAAAAAGTAGAGTTGTATAAATGGTTAGATAGCGAGGGCGAAAACATTGAAATTGATTGGCCCAAAGTGCATAAAACGCTAGGATTAGATCATACCAATTGGTTGTTAACGCAACCTGAAGATCAATGTCAAATAGTATTAGAAAAAAACGACATGTATTGTCGTTTAGTAGCAGAATTCTACAACGATCATGTACTAACACATTATCATTTAATGTGGGCTAAATAGTAGATGCGTCTAAGAGAATTACACGAACGATCAGATATAATCACAGTTAATCGCCGTCTCAATCCCAAGATATGGAACGGTGATGCACTCGACCCAGCGGTGGCACAAAAACTCAAAGAAATTGCCGATGCATTTCAAGAGTTTATCGGCATTGATCTTGATGTAGTAGATTATACAATTACAGGATCAAATGCCAACTATACCTGGACCGAGCATTCAGACCTAGATCTGCATCTTATTGTTCAAGGTGAAGTAGATGATGCTGCTAGAGAACTATTCAATGCCAAAAAGGCACTCTGGGGCGAACAACACAATATCACCATCAAAGGTCTTCCTGTTGAATGTTATGTTCAGGGCAAAGAAGAAGAACACCACAGTACCGGAGTGTATAGCATAGCTGACAATCAATGGCTGGTCGAACCAAAGAAAATAAAACCAGAAGTAGATGACAGTGCTGTGGAAGCTAAAAAAGATTCAGTCATCCACGACATTGAAACTGCTCTATTAAGTAAAGATCTCAACCGCTTGAGACTAGTAAAAGAAAAGATCACTAAAATGCGTCAGGCAGGACTGGAACGTGCGGGCGAGTGGTCAGTAGAAAACCTAGTTTTCAAAATACTTCGAAACCTAGGTCTTATTGATGAAATTACAGATAAAATTCGCGAACTAGAAGATCAAGAGCTGAGTCTAGAACAGGCCCAGTCTTTAGATTAATCGATCTTATAACAGTCGTAGACATCCCAAGCGTATATAGAGTAAACTGAAAATCTCACAGCTTGCTCTAGTGTTGAGAATGTTTTAGATCTCAACTGCCCTGTGGCCAAATAGTATTTGAGTCGCCACATTAATCTTTCTTAATGCCAAACAACTGTAGTAGGTTGATAAACAGATTGATAAAGTCCATGTAGAGAGTTAATGCGCCCATAACTTCTTCACGACCTGTATCGCCATCTACTGAAACCATTTCACGAATCTTCTGTGTGTCGTAGGCAGTTAGACCCAGAAACACAATGATAGCAATAGCTGAGATCACCATCTGCATCACTGTTGAACCAATAAAGATATTGATTATACTTGCAATGATGATAGCAATCAATCCCACAAACATGAACTTGCCCATGCTGTCAAGACTCTGTTTGGTAAAGTAGCCATAACCACTCATTACAGCAAACAGTATACCTGCTGACATAAATGCCGATACAATTGATCCCATGGTGAACACCGCAAAGATTGTGGCAAAGCTCAAACCCATTAGAGCCGCAAACGCATATAAAAATAGTTGTAGTTGCCCTTTATTAAAATGCTGGGCAGCAAAAGCAAATGCCAGGATGACTACCAAGGGTGAAAAAATCACAATCCATTTCATTGCACCCGTAAAAAAGAACTGCAACAATTCTGGGCTAGAGCCCACAAAGTAACTCACAATCATGCTTACAATAACAGCAAGACTCATATGTCCGTAGACACGGCCCATTGCTGAGTTTACTTCTTCTGCTGAGCGGTAGTCTGTGATACCACCTGTATAATTTGTTCCAAACATAAAAATCCTCCTAGGTATAGTACAGTATACACTATTATTATTTATTTGTCAACCTGTCCTGTGTATATCTTGCGACGTTTTGCCCAAGGTAATACGGGCCTGTATCTGTCACGATGTTCTAGATTTGATCGTACAGTGGCCACGTCTAATTCTTTGAAAATAAAGTCATCGTCTTTAAGCGCATTGTTTTTGATCAAGCCTTTGACAAATCCTTCTGTAAGGTCTAGCTGAGTGTCTGTGAGAAGACTGTGAACCAATTTATCCGCTAGAATTTTGTGATTGCTTAGGCACATGTGATTGTATCTGCCATCGAGTCCGTACCAAAATTTAGCATCAAGATCTGCCGTGATATCTTCAAATTCCCATTGTTGCACATCATCCATCAGTACGCCCTTGGCCCAATTGATTTCCTGCCAGGTTTCAGCTTGATCCACATCCTGCCCAAAGCATTTCATTATTATAGGTCTGTTGAGTTTTTTCTTTAGAGTCTGATAGGCAAGATAGCCCATGCGATTGTTGATGTGTATGAGATCTAATCTAACTCGTTGAATATAACGTATGTAATACTCAATGGCTTTGGCTTCATCCTTGGTGACAAAACTGTCCAAATCAATGATGTTGCTGTTGGTCATTTCGGGTAGTCTATCTAGGAACCAAAATCTACTGGGATGCGTTAGAGCTATGACAATGTAGTCATTTTCTGTAATTCTATGTTCTAACAAATGCTGCAGAACGTCCCAACAGTAGTCTTGAGCACAGCCCATGATGCTGAGATTTTCTAAAACAACATCATGCCCCAATTGTTGTTTAAGTCCACGAGCCACCTGTTGTGGCCAAGTCACTGTGGTGTCTTCGGGTTTGGGCGGTACAGAAAAACTGTCACCGATCACATATAGTGTAGAGTATTTGTTGGTCATACAGTAGTTAGCTGCAGGGCATGGTCAGTGACAAAAAACTTGAAACTTCACCAACTGGGTCGTTTCATTATTTTTGACATAGTCCACGCAGGCCTAGCATGCATGTCCGTGATGCGATATTGATTGAATTCTCTCGCACAAAAATCTGTATCTCGCCAACTGTCTTTGAGAATAAGTCCTTGAACGAATCCGTCAGCAAGATCCACTGTTAGACCTTGTTGGAAAAAATCCACAATTTTTTTGGCCAGTATGCCATGATTGCTCAAGGTGATGTGATTGTATCTACAGTCCACGCCTCTAAAATATTGATCACTTTGAGTGCCTGGTTCCGCAAACTCTTGCGTTTGGATATCAAACAAGGTGCCCGTGGCCCAGGCTATTTCTTGGTGGTGTTGAGCTTCACTGACGTCTATGTCAAAGCAGCGCAATATCAAAGGCTTGGGCAAGCCCAGTCTAGTGATGTAACTGGTGAGCCAACCCAATCTCATCATCATGTGCAGAGTATCCAATTGTGGTCGTTGAATGTGCTGCATGAATCCTTCTATGGCCTTGTTTTTTTCCTTGGAAACATACTGATCCATACCTATGATGTGCATGTTACTGAGATTGGGTTCATCTTGCACAAACCAATATCTGTTGGGATGTGTTAGACATATGACGATTCGATCTTCAGCTGTGATTTGATTCACAGAATGAAATCCTGCTCTCAACTGTTGAAAGCACCAATCTTGACTGACTCCATGCTGACTCAGGGGCATTAATTTGAGTCCTAGGTCAGCAGCCACCTGTCGCGGCCATGTGATGGTGGCGTCTGTTGATTCCATGGGTTCAACAGAGAAGCTGTCGCCTATCATGATTAGTCTCGGAGTTGTGGTCATTTGTTATAATTATCTTCTTGATAATATTCACTGAATTTTCTTGACAAAGGTTAAATAGCAGTATATAATTAAACATAACTTAGTGGACCATCATGCTAGAAAGAATCACCACACTCACAGACGAATTGATACGACTGCTCAAGGACGATCCTGTTCGACCTGAGATCCCTGCAGACTTTAGAGTGGACAAGAACTCCAGAGTTTATGTGTTGAAGAGTGAAACAGGTGAGCCCATGGCTGTGACCTGTGTGAAGTTTCTAGCAGAAATTCCACAAAGTGTAGACGATCTTGCCAATGTGGCTGTGAATACTTCTACTGCGGTCTTCTATACCATTTGGAGTTATGCAGCCGGTGCGGGTCGCAGTCTTATAGAAGCGGCTCAAGAGGATATCAAGACTCACGAACCCCAAGTTAAAACCTTTGTAACACTGAGCCCAAAAACAGAAATGGCTCGCAAGTTTCATCACAAAAACGGGGCCACTACCTATAGAGAAAATCAAGACTCAATTAACTATCAGTATCACTGATCGTTAAAATTACCACACAATGTATCAACTAGGTGTTTTTCTTTTAGTTTATCAACAGTTGAATAATAGTGGTCGGATGTAATTGGCCCTTTGGTTATCAAGGGATTCAGTTCATAATAGCCCATTGACAAAACATATCTAGATTCAGTTCCGTAATTAATACTGTTATGTGGTATTTGTGTGTTTAACAGATAAAATTGATTGGGTTCGTAGGTGAGTCTAGTATAGGGGAAATAGACGTAGTCTCGAGGCATAAGCGAATCCTTCTTGTGCTCATGTGCAAACATAACCAAATACTGATCATCTTGTGTCAACATTAAATTAAATGCAGTAGCACGGTAAACATCTCTATGCCAATTATAGATGTATCCGGGTTCTATTAACAGTATTCTTGGGTATAAATTAAACTCTTGTATTAGTTCTAGAATTGGTTCGTTCTCGAAATAATTCTGCGGAACTTTATGCTGTTTGAACGTGGCTGATATCGCAACATCGTGGGTGACCCTGCCTTCTTTGCCTTGATTTTTAGTAACATCAACATGCCCGTAATCAAAAGTTTTACAGTCTTCAAATAAAGGATTAGACGGCGAAAGCCCTAGTGATAATTTTGTGAAACACTCATTCATGCTGCTATTTATTTTTTCATTTTGATCAATAGCAGCAAACGTGATTAGAACATTATCACTGACTACCGGGTTTAAAGCCCACTGTGTAGACAGCAACCACAGGTTCCCAATTTTCACGATCCTTGGCCGTTTGGCTTTCAGCAAACTGCTGTGCCACAAGATTGGCTCTGCTGAGATCGGTGATGTGTTCACCAGCGAGAAATTGACGCTGTAGTCTAATACCTGTGCGGCTGTTTCGGGCCATGATCTTGTATGCTTGCATTGTGTGCTCCTGGTCGAGTATTTATCAACCTAGACACATCATTACCTATTTGGATTCTTTAACTGTGTAGTTAATGGTTAACACATATCTGCTTTCGTGTGCAACGGGTGTGGTTGATGAGTGAAAATGCCTGCCGGGAAAGTCCATCCATAGATTGGCCGTGGGTTTTTGTCTGTGCCATTCTGTGTACATTTCCCTTTTAGGCTGTTCCTTGCGCTGATCAAATATGACAGTGTCACCATCACTGGTCGCAGGATAGAATATGCCTGTGCGATGATTCAGTACAGGATGATCTATATGCGGTGTGTGTTCCACACTCCAGGGTGTGCGTGTGCATAGTCCCAGGCGCACTCTTAGTACTGAATCCAATTGTTGATCTTGATGATCCAGAGCAGCCAATAGTATGAGCAGACTGGGATCCCATAATGGACTGATATTTTGACTGTCCTTGTAGATCAAATGACTAAACGATCCCTGATACTGGGGATCCGCCCCACTGATATCATCAGGGTTAGCAGTAAAGGGCAGATAGAACCAATCTATAGCAGGATCAGTGAGGCGTTGGCAGACATAGCTGAATTGGTTGGGTTTGAGTAGATCTTGTATGAGTGTGATAGACATGTGAGTATATATCACATGTCAATGATCACCACTCACAGAGTGGCAGCGATTAGGCCTGTCCTGCAGTGGGATCTAGTGAAGGCAGTGGGGGCTCAACGGGTGGCACATCTTTGGGACTCTGTAGATCCCAATAGGCCATGTGTGCTTTACGTTCAGTAGTTTCGGCTAATTTTTTAGCAGTTTCTGTGGCTGCGATTGCTTCGGGTGTCATTGGTCTTGCCATGAAGTTCTCCAAATTGGTTAATGATGTATTTAGCTGTGAGATTTCAGTTGTTGATGGCGCAGCCTAGCGCAAAATTTTTTGCTGCGAAGCAGTAGCGCAGATTTTTTGCGATCAAGAGTGTCTAGTCATCCTCATCATCGTAGTCCTCATCATCTTCTTCATCATCCTCATCGTAGTCGTCATAATCATCATCCTCATCGTAGTCGTCATAATCATCATCCTCATCATCGTCATAGAAGTGTGGAACTGTGCTCATGATAATCTCCCTGTGATCATGTATATAGCTGAAAAAAGGCTAGACACCACGAAAAAATACGTGCGCAGTTTTTTAAAGCCCGGTGACTGGATCTAGAGTGGGATCTACTAGAGGACAGTGATCACTGAAACGTAGCACAAACTCTGTGTATGCAGGCGTGTGAGTGTCTAGCCAAAAGCGAGTGCGATTGAGGTGTACTTCATGATCAAGCGCATGACACTGAATAAATTCAAAAACAGTCTTTAGAATGGGACTGGAGTTTAGAACATAGTATTGCTGCATGTGATTATATAGCGCCACGCAATATGCTCATGGTTATTTCTTGATCCGCTATACGAAGGACATTGTAGCACTCCCGCCGGATCTGCTTTTGACTGGGCTTGCTTCTACGACCACCCGCAGAGCTATTAAGTGGCTGTAGCTGTAGAAAATTACTGTTGGGATAGAGTTTAATGACTCGGGCCAGAATGAGTCTATTGTGTTCAGTGACTAGACAGTGATCTCCGGGTGCGAGAGTGTGGCCCGCAATGTCTCTGTGTTGTAAGGTATAGTTCATAGTAGGTATTGTGGTTAGTGTAGAAAAAGGTTACAAGATGGGAAAAAATTGGTCGCGTAAAAAATTAGGGTGGAGTACTTATCGTTTCATGGTGGTGATTTGCTACCCCTAGTGTTGTATATACGCAACACTGTGCATGTATACCCCGACCCCCCACCATGACCCCTCCACCTCAGCACCGCCTGGTCATGCCTGGCTTCATCTCATCGGGTCTCAGGTGACTGCCGCACCGTCTGATGGCAGCGTCATCCCAATTGGGTATCTGTTCGAACAACATGCGGCCCTGTGGCGGGTCATGTGGCGCTGTGCCCGCAGGGCGCAACAGCTTTGCCCTGTCCTGCACAGCACAGCCCGCAGTACTAGCGGCTGCTAACACGAGCAATAAGGTCAAGAGTATCCTGCTCATAGAGATCCAGTCTGTTATCTTGTTCTAGGCTTTCCTGCACAGCGATAGTGACTAGGCTAGCACAGTCCTGGCCATCACGTTTGGGCAGGCTCTTGATGAATGCTTCAACTGCGGGCATTGAATCCATAGCCCACATCACATCCATAAGCACCTTCTGCTTGTGAGTAAGTCCTTGTATAGTAATCATTCTGATGCTGCCTCGTTGGCATATGATGCACCCAGGGCCATAAAGCCTATGCCTACCAGTGCAAACAGGCCTAGGTATGCGCCATCGCCTGACAGTAGATCTGGGCTGGTTTCAATGCCGCCCACAACTCCTAACAGTAGCACAATACCTGCGTACAGGAAAGATAAAGCCTTTTGTCTAGTAGTCATTTAGTGTCCTTTGTGTGTATGTAGTAATTATACGGCAGTTTGGCTAATGTGTCAACCATTATTTGGCAATACGCACGATCAAGCCCTGTGGCGTAGCTGCCACATTGTAGCCATTGCTTTCGAATAACTCAACGACCTCTTTAGCCATACGATCTCTAGCTCTAGCACCTTCTGCTTTGACTGCTATGAACTTCTTGCGATAGTTGATGTAGAGACTTTTGTAGCTGAACGCTGAATCAAGTAGGTCTCTTACTGAGAGAGCCTTGCGGATCTGATCTTGTGAATAGGTGCTCTTGTTGTTTGAGTTTTGACGCTGTGCATCCATTGCGGCTGCAAATGCAAACCCGCCTGCGTCTTTAGTATCTAGTTCTTTCATTACTCGCTCCTGTTTGTGTGTATGTGTCAATTATACTGCCAAAAAGCCTCGGTGTCAACCTACGAAGTGCCCAGGCGTGTTGCAGGGTCTAGTGGTAGGCTGACACTTTGGCAACCCCTATTAAGCCGCTTGTCTAGCCATATGGATCATTTCAACGCGGCCCATGTATGCGGTATTTACAACGCAGGGCTGAGTCTTAGAAGCAATCAGTGTACCTGAATTCTCTGTAAGATGAATCTCTGTTACACGGCAGGTGAAAGGATACAGTTTTTTGGTCTCGCGATAGTCTTCAGCGGCCATCTCTTTCTCACGTGGCAAATATTCATACACACGCAGTTTGACCTTGCGCTCTTGTCCGTTAGGAAAGGCACTGGCAAATCCAGGGCCACGAGCACGTCTACGCACTGGATCTTTTGCGCCATCATTCTGTTCAAGTACCAAACGATTAAACGCATCGTGATCTGGAATGCCAGCTTCAACCATCGCAGCCTTGTCTTCTAGCATCTTGATGTAGTTGAGGAATCGTTTGGCTTTGACTTTGCCACCTGCGCCGTTGACATTATAGGTCTTGCCATCAATTAACCATTCAGCCACAAAGGTCTTATATGGACGGGCATCGCGAAACAGTTCTTTAGCTTTGGCCAATGTCATAATAGGATGTGTTTTCATCTTGCTCTTTCTGTGTGTTTGTGTATGTGTTAATTATAACAGGGTTTTGGCACCCTGTCAACCAAATTAGATCCAGCTGTCTACCATCATAACGGGCTTCTTCAAGACCCGTTTAACAAAGTCCTCGGGCTCGTCGTCAGCACGTACTAACATAAAGCCCATGCTCTCTACCAGGTCTACCTCGCAGATCTGGAGGTCCACACCTGCCTTCTCAAATGCAATGTTCATCTTGGTCAGGGCATACTTAACGCCTGCTTCAAATGTCTGGTATTCGCCGTCATGGACTTCATCGTAGTCAAACTCTTTAAGCATGACCTCTGCGTACTCTTCACCGTCTGCTACGATGAAAGGGCGGATCTTCTTCCAGGCCCGTTGATCGGTACAGTCAAAGTGGTCACAGGCTTCGTTGAGGTCAAACGAGGCAAATGCGTCATAATTTACTTTAGTCATTGGGTTCGCTCCTAATGTTTGTTTGTATGTGTCTATTATACAACTAATTTGGCTAGTTGTCAACCTAGTTATGAACAGTTAGAAAAGAATTAAAGGAACCATTGTCAACTCTCTGTCTCTACCCTAACCAACGTCTAGCTAGGGCCGTGACGGTCATTACTTCCTACAGTGCCCGCCAGCTTCAGCTTTCGCTTTGCCTTCATATACTTAGATTGAGCGTGAGCGGCCTCACTGTCCTCGCCTTAAGTACCTAACGGTGTAGGTAACCTCTAACTCTTTTCTAACTGTTCTGCTTAGGCCGAGTCTCTAAACTCGCTTCGTATCCTTTAGTTACAACCCTTTTTGCATTTCTGCTGGGTTCTTACATTTGAGGATCGCCTTGCTTTTTCTTTCTTCTTGTTTCTATTATAACGAACTTCCACCAATCTGTCAACCAAAATGCCGTTGTATTTTTACAACTCTATTGCCCTACGGAACACAATCTCCTGCTTGGCAAAGGCCTGGATTTCCCAGGGTTGATCAAGGTAAGGATGATTCCTCTTGTACAGCCGGCCCTTCCACATGGTGCCCTTGGCCGTAGGCTTCAAATGACCCTTGGCAAACTGCGCCACGTGGGTCAACTCGTGTGCCAGTGTGACGCCCAATGTGACCCAGTTGCGATTGGGCTTGAGCACCACAAGGAATGTGTCTATACCTGTTAGAGGAATGGTTGTGCCCATCTCTTCTAGTTCTGGATCCACCTTGATCACCAACAGTTTGCGGCTACGATTCAAGCCCAATTGTGTCAGCATGGAGGGCATGACCGATTCAATATAACGGCGGGTCTTGGCGCCAGCTTCAATGTGATATTCCATCATGTTATCCAAAAAGCACAGTGCCTACACCTGCGGTCCATAACAGCAGAGCCTGTGCAATGCCAAAGTGGAACAAGAACCATGTAACAGCGATCCAACCTACGAGTTTAACCATTGCCAGCTCCTTTGTTGCTATGTGTTAATTATAGTCTCATTCACCCAAACTGTCAACCGATTCATAGTCTTTAACCATACGGTACAAAGGGTCTATGATCTCTTCGTGCTCTAGCTCGTAGTCCCTAGTTGCCCAATCCACCCACTCTTCGGAGTGGACTTCCACTAGGCCGTCGTTTAACATCTCGCGGGCCTGTGCTTCTGTTTCACATTCAACCACGTAGAGTTCCGATACGATGGCATTACGCCAAAAGGTAAACCGCTTCATTTGCCTGACAGCATTCTGTCAACTATGGCTTGCCAGGTGTTTGCAGGCACCTCGAAATTGGAACCCTGGACAGGTACAGGTTTTTGCTTCTGGATCGACGGTGTATTCTTTGCCATTGGAGCCTTTGATAGTGATTAGATTACTTGGTGTCTTGACCTTAAACGGGTTAGGAGTTATACTCTCAAACTTCCTGCCTCGCTTGTCGAAACCCTTGATACCATTCTTGAAATAGTAAGGCTCCGATGTTCCGGTCTTTATGTATGCTACCAGTTTGTTTCCATCTAGTAGGTATATGTGCGGGGGGAACTGCCCCCCGGTTGTTTCTCGGAGGGCTTCCATCAATCCAACCTGCTTCCAGCGTAGACCTTGTCCAAGCCCAACTTGGTCTTCAGCACCTCTGCGTAGGCCTCAGCACCTGCTTCCAGAACGCTGATGCTCTGCACACCTGCTTGGCTTGGATTCCAAAGTTGGAGACTGCCTGTGTAGGATTTGCGGAAGCCAGCGGCCTGCAACCACTTGCCCAGCTTGGAGTTAGAACGGACACCGTAGACATCCACCCAAGCAAAGCCACAAGCATCACGATCGCCATGCTTCTGCAGGAATGCCTTAGCGGCTGTACGAGCCTGCATACCAGCTTCGTTGGTTGCGTCCTGTACTGCCTGCTCTGTGATCACTGTTGCGATTGCATTCATATTCAGCTCCTGTTTAGTGTGTGTAAGCATTAATTATAGCGCCATTCGTCCAATCTGTCAACCAACAGCTTTCAATAACCCTACAATGCCTATGGCTAATGAAATCACATTAACCATCAGTTGTGGGCGGTTCTTGACACGGAAGGCCCAGGTTAGGAACAGTACTGTTCCCACAGCGAACACAATAATATTGTAGGGATATGCCGCAGGACCCACAGCATTGAGAATGTGCCCTAGCACTATGGCTACAGCACCCGTCCATTGTAGAATGTCATTTGTTTTGTTCATGTGTGTATTATAACACTGAACTGCCAATCTGTCAACCAAATGCCCTTTAGGTTCTAGGGCTTTCCTTTAGGAATTGCGCACCATGCTCTTCTGATAGTACAATGGTAAAGTCCTTGTGGAAGCGATCACTCAAGCAGGCTAGAACGGCTTCACGGTTTGCTCCTTGACATAGGAACTCCATGGTATCCAAACGGTACACATACAGTTGATCATTCACCTTCTCAACCCGGACTTCTATACGGGGCATTGCATCCTCGTGGTCTTCAGGCAGATCCTTCTGCAGATCCTGCATCATGTTGCGCATGTCTGAGTCTTTGACCTTGAGTTTGATCAGGATGTCTTTGAACATAGTGACATGGATGTGTTCGGCTACCTTGAAGCCCAAAAAGCCTCCCAAGGCCGCGCCCAACACGAAGTCTAGCCATTCCATCATTTTCTCCTGGGTTTGGTCAATGCGGCTGCTTCTTTGCGCAGAGCACCGGCTTTCTTGTAGAGAACGCCGGCCTGTTCGTCAAGACTCTTTGATCGCTCAGTGGCCAACTTTCCGCCACCAAACTCACGGTCGATATAGTATTGGATGAGATTGTTCTTGATCATGGAGATCAAGTCACCGCCATTGTCTTCTGGACAGATGAAGCGGACTGGGCAACGGCCCCAACTGCTGTGTTCCACGAACTCTGCGTAATAGCGACGATGATCTTTGTTATGTGCATCAAAGGCCACCAAGGGCCTGCAATAGTATTCTAATTTGCTCATGTGTTTATTTACGCAAATTCTCGGTCTTCGATTTTGGTTAACATGTTCGCAGGTACTCGCCATGCACCCTGCGCAGTCTTGACGGTAACGAACTTGATAGCGATCTTAGTGACAACACCTGTCACGTTCCGACCTAACTTGCTAGATGTGAAGTTGACGTTATCGCCTACTCGCAAGCTGGCTTTGGTCAGTTTGGCGATAGTTGCCCGCTTCCACTTAACTGCATCGATCACTGACATCAACTCGTCGTTGGTCAAGTCACTGAACATGATCGCTTGATTGATCTGTTTGATATCCATTGTCTGCTCCTAATGTGTTAGTGTAAATGTATTATAACATGCTTTTGGCTAGGTGTCAACCGCCGTTGGGCAGCGGGGCCTACGCCCCTACAGGTTAGTCTACGTAGTAGTCAACCGCTTGCACTAGCATGTTAAGCGGACTTTCCATATCCCCAAAGCATTCTAGCTCTGCTAGTTGCTCCCCGTCACAGCTTGCCTCTAACAGCATAGCTTCTACTTCCGCTAGCTTTGCAAGTATTGCTTCTTTCATTTACTGCTCCTTTGTTGTTAAGTGTTAATTATAGCACACACTGTCCAAAATGTCAAGTGTGTGCTGTAGTATTACAGCTCCATGCTCGCATAGCCGTCGTCTTGCATACCCTGCTCTGTAAACATAACGTCTGTACCTAGCAGTGTGCTAATCGCATCTACAAAGCCGCTGTCTGTATACAGTCTCCAGCTGCCCTCGTACTCTGCATCGCCGTCTACGTTATAGCACACTGTAATGTGTATGCTACTGTCGCCGTCCAATTCGTCCCACCATTGCTCGTGTATGTGTACGCTTGTAACTGTAACTGCCTCAATCTCGCAGTCCCATATGCTGTCGCCTGCTAGTTGCACTTCTATGTTGCAGTCGTATGTTGTGCTAATGCTGTCTTCGCTAGTGTCTGTAGTTGCCAGTGTCAGCTTGTCGCTAACTTCAAATTGTGTTGCTTGCATAGTATTCGCTCCTAATGCTGTTTAAAAATGTATTATAGCACACCTTGTCCAAAATGTCAAGTGTGTGCGCAATAACCCTATGCGCTGTAGTGTTATTGTATAATTGTGTCGTCTAGCGCACAAGCTAACGCATTAAATGCGTTTTGTATTGCAAC